TAATGACATCGTCGTTTTTGGCCTGTGATGGTGGCAAAGTAACCGATTTAGATACCTCTATATTTTCTAAACTACTCTGTTTATCCATTTTCAATTCGATTTCTTCTTCTCCAGGCGAGGGTTCTTCGAATATAGGCTCGTTCATTACACGTTCGGGCAGAGGTGCCATTGCAACTGGCTCAGCAATCGATATTGCAACTGGCTCAGCAATCGATATACACTCGCCGGTTTTTCGATGTTTTCTTGTCCCATTGGGACATTTTGTTCGTTTTATTATCGTTCTGTTTGTTTTTAGTAATATTTCAGGCGATTGTTGCTCCATTGTAAATATACGTATACACTACCTACGTATATTTTTCCGTCCGTTCAAACAATCACTCGAAATATTACTACAGATTTTCAATGGTCGTTTTTTGACCATGACATTCGCGACAATACGCTATCAAATTATCGACATGATTACTTCCTCCATCAGCTAAACGTATTTTATGATCCACTTCAAACCATGCATTTAATTGTTCTTTACAACCACCACAATGCCAATTTTGGCGTGATGCTACGAATTTTTTCTTTGTTTCACTCACCGACCGCTTTGAATTTTTTTTACCTGATTGCAATATGGTTTGTTCGGAACGTTGTTGTGCATTGGGTACTTGCAATACTGGGAAATGGTAATCATCCTGATCACCTCCTTGTGCAAAATTACGCCTACTGGTAAAATCCAAAATGGGAGAAATCATGGAAGACGCATTCTTATCTACAGGCAAATATTTCAAATATTCATTCGATCCCATAATAATATTTTGAGCGTTTTTCGGATTCTTTTTTACCAAAATGTATAAAAAAAATGCGCCAGCTACAATACCCGCCATCTGTGCGTATTTTTTATAAATCACGATATTTTTCAGATATTTTCCATCAGTGTAAATATGAAATAATAATCCGGCAACAATGAATATTAATACTACCTCAAATCGCATACTTATTATACTATGACAAATAAAGTTTTTGCAATTTTTTTGAAAATTATGTGTAAAAAAAATAGATTCCTATCAAACATGCAATTGTAAAAATCAAAACCACATATTCTTTTCGAATACGCAATGATTCAGATAATTTTACCTGCTTTGGTTTATAATGGATTCGATAATTATCCAATGACGCAAAAAGCGATATTTCTTCCTTACCTAATTGTTGTGCGCGCTTATTTTGAAAAAAGTGCATCCATCGAATAAATGAATCACGGCTATCCAAATATGGCGACACCGGATATTTATCCAATAATTTACTAAAGTCATCTGATATTTCGGGATTGGGGATAAATAGGGGAATATTCTGAATAAAATCATAATATTTACGTTTTGTTACTGAATTTGGAATGGCAGGATACGTATGAGCTATTGTCTGGAAGAAAAACCAAAAGTGTGGCTCCCATACCTCGTTATTAAAATATTCGGCATTTAATGGTATAAATGATGGTGGTAAATACTGATTTTGTCGCTCCTTATCGTATTGTAAATCATTATATTCCATTTACTTTACCAAAAGAAAGTATATAGAAAGTATTGAATATATATATGTAATTCAATCGTAATGCATACAAATTCACATACAAATTTGCATACAAACTTATATTGTAATAATTGTGGAAAAAATGGCCACGTATTTAATTTATGCAAATTACCAATTACTAGTATAGGAATTATTGCATTCCGCATGGTTCAAAATCGCCCCCAATATTTAATGATTCGTAGAAAAGACACGCTCGGACATATTGATTTTATGCGAGGTAAATATACAGTCTATAATAAACATTACATTCTGAACATGCTAAATCAAATGACTTACGACGAAAAGGAAAGAATTAAAAAAGGGAGTTTTGATGATCTATGGAATAATGTATGGTGTAATGAAAGCCAACTACTCCCTCTTTATCAGGGCGAAGAAGAAGGATCGCGACTCAAATTCAACTCGTTAATAGAGGGAATTACTATAAACAACGAATCCTTCAATTTGTATGATTTAATTGAAGAAAGTTCAAATATACATAATTGGACCGAACCCGAATGGGGATTTCCCAAAGGGCGGCGCAATTCGCGTGAAAAGGATTTCGACTGTGCTATACGAGAATTCCAAGAAGAAACAGGATTTCATAAACACCAATTATGCAACATACAAAACGTATTACCCTTTGAAGAAATATTTACCGGATCTAATTATAAATCATACAAGCATAAATATTATATCATGTATATGAATTACACGGACACGCAAAAAACAGTCGAATACCAGAAAAGTGAGGTGAGTAAAATGGAATGGAAAACATATGAACAAGCTTTAGACTGTATTCGGGATTATAACAAGGAAAAAACACAGTTATTGACACGATTACATAATAGCTTAACCAAAAATATTATTGTATATTAGACCTATTCTTGTATTTTCAGTTGTAATGCAACCAAAATCTAATGTAAGATAATACTATAGGTATATTTTGATATGGTAGATAGTGAAAATGTTATTAAATATATAATTACAACAACCGTATTTTTATTTGTATGCGGGATCATTTATAATATTATAAGCAGCCCAAGTAATTCGAATTATTCAATTCGAAAATATTTCTTTGCATACATGTTTCCACTAATCATGATTTTTGCCATATTATTAAATTTAGGCACGGATAAATTGAACCGAAAACCATTTATCGAAGTCATTGGTATCATTACCATTTTCGCCATTGCCATTTATTATTATGCATTATCTAACGGGGTTTATGTAGATATTTCTACCTGGGCAAATTATTTTATCGTTATCACAATCGGGTTAGTTGGACTGGCTATCGTATATAATTCATTAATTAGTTACATGAGTCGCATTACCGGATGGCCTGGTTTTATTGCACAGTTAATATTTTATTTACCTTGCGTGTTATACGATGCCTGGTTGTATATATTGGATCAATTCAAACTAACCCCATTCGCTATTTATGGATTTATTATAATTGAAATTTTACTAATTATTATGTATATTTATTTACCAAGTCTTACAAATATTGTCATCGGTACAGATGATAGCGCGGTTTTAGTTAAAAATGTAATCCCTTTACAGAATGGTAGGGTAACTGTGGCCACCAGTAGTATATTGAAAAACGCGCCCACACCAGAACAAATCAGTATGGGTATCACTGCACCTTATTTCCCACGTAATTATTGTATTTCTTTATGGGTATTTACAAATCCCCAAGACCCGGCAAATATCGCATACTCTAAAGAAAGTCAAATTTTAAATTATGGACATCTTGATCAGCATGGTGTTTTTCAAGTGAAACCTTTGATTACTTACTATGGGGGTGGAAATACCACTGATCAACCAATGGAAAGGAATAAATTCGTATTCTATTTTGTCAATTATAGAGATACCTCTATCAAAAATACAGGTGAAAATATACAAGCGGAACTAGAAAATACTACACTCACTATAGCCCGTCTCAATCGTGATATAGATAATCAATCAGTAACCGATTCCGAAAAAGACAAGTTACTTATCGAAATGACTACACTGCAAAAATATGACCAAAGATTACGTATATCCTCTCAAATGCACGATATTCATAGTAAAATACAGACATTATCCGACACAATTGCTACCGGAACATTAACAAATAAACAAACGAATGATTTAGAAAAATCTAAAGAACAATTACTTGTTCAACTTGCCATTTTACAGACCCAAGACGAATTATCACCAGAAGAACTTGTTTCACTAGAAACCTCACAATATAATAAAATGAAGCACACATTTTATCCCGTTACTCTGCCTGACCAGAAATGGAACCAAATTGTTTTAAATTATAGTAATAGTACTGTCGATTTATTCATTAATGGTAATCTGGAAAGGACATTTTATTTAGCGGGAAAGGATATACCACCCGATATCTTTAATGGAAATCCAGATACATTTTTACCACAATATAACGATTTAGATTCCATTACAGTGGGCGATACAAATGGTATAGATGGCGGCATTTGCAATGTCGTGTATTATCGACAACCGCTCACAACTGAACAAATCATATTTACCTATAATCAAATGGTCAATAGCAATCCACCGGTTCCACGATAAATTTCATCGTTATATGAATTAAAATATCCGTTAGTGTGTATAGTACAATGAACTGGACCACTGTGATTTTATCAATTATTGTAATAGTATTAATTTACATATTATATGTATATTTTGTGAGTAATTCGTCTATTATTCAACAATCTGCTAGTTTAAAAGGCACCAATCCTGCTATTACTAGCATTAATAGTGGTCAATCTACTCGGTATGCATATGGAGTATGGGTATATGTTGATACGTGGAGTACATCCAATACCAAAATGATTTTTAGTAGAAATAATAATATCGCGGTCTATCTTGATACAGATACCCCCACCTTATATTGCGATATTGAAATCATGAATCAAACCAAACCACAACATATTAAGGTTACAGATAACTTTCCTCTTCAAACATGGAGCTATATCACTATTAGTGCTGATAATAATATTATTGATTGTTATATTGATGGTAAATTGGTTAATTCTGTGAAATTAAATGCTTATCCTGCAACACCCGGTCCGGTTCAGACTGATCCGATTATGTTGGGTAGCGAGTGGGACGCCTATGTTTCTGGATTCCAAAACTGGACTGGTCCCATCGGACCCGAAGAAGTATGGGATACCTATATGAGCGGTACCGGTAACGCATTTACCAGTTTCTTATCACAATACAGTATTAACTTATCTGTTGATAAAAATAATGTTCAACAATCATCATATACAATGAATTTATAGATATATTTACTTTTTCTTTTCATGATGTATGTATAACACATACATCAGGTTTTCATATATCGTGTAATCGTAAAAAATAACCGTATAGTATAGTATAGTAAATTAATGAGTTCTCAAAATATGTCTTCAACCACAATACCCGTAGCGGAAGCAGTTCCAGTAACACCCATAGCAGAACCCACGGGTACATTCGCTAATATAGGAAGCTCTATTGGTAATGTCGGAAATAGTATAGTTAATACTACCGGAGATATTGCATCTTCAATAAGCGATAATGTATCCGCCGCTACCGAACAAGTTTCCAATTCATTAGATAGTTTTGGCGATGCATCTGTTGTAGATGCAAGCACCAGTTTTCTTAATTCAAATACAATTATCGCAAAATTCGCCTTCTTATTATTTGTTCTTATTGCCTTTATGTTTTTACTTAATTTAGGAGTAATGATCATCGGTTATTTTACGAAATCATCAAATAATCCTATGCTAGTTCAGGGCACATTAAACGGAGCCAATAGCTTGATTATTTCCCAAGATCCAAAAAACGCAGAGTCAATCCCCATTCTTCGGTCCAATAATCAAAGTGGAGGCATCGAATTTACATGGAGCGTATGGGTATTTGTAAATGATATCAAAACTACTGACGGTAACGATTTCTCTGTTATTTTCAACAAAGGTAATGGTACATTCTTTTCAGATGGACCGTTTAAAGGTTTGTCATCTGTTACTAGCGGACCAGGATTATATTTAGATAATAACGCCAAACAAGAAGGACGGGTCAATTTAGTCGTTGCTATGAATACGGTTTCGAGCACGAATCCTCGTGAAATGATGATTATCCAAGATATACCTTTACGAAAATGGTTCCATTGTGCAGTTCGTCTAGAAAATGTAACATTAGACGCATATATTAATGGCACTATTTCAAACCGCGTTGTTCTGCAAGATGTTCCAAAACAAAATTACGAGGATGTGTATATATGCGCTAACGGGGGATTTAATGGTAATATTTCCAATTTGCAATATTATAGCAGCGCATTAAGCGTGTTTCAAATTAACAACATTGTTGTGTGGGGGAGAAATACAAGTTCTTCTGACGCAACCGCATCTGACGACGCAACCGGATTCCCATATTATCTATCTAATTTATGGTATAATGCAAACAATTAAGAATGCATCGAGTGAGTTAAATATCTTGACAATGTAAGTACAATTACATTGTCATGAGTTATATTATACATAATCCATTTCCCACAAATACAGACGATCCTCACGAATCCACTGTAATTGATACCTGCAAAAATGGACCCCAAGTAGGAATGACATTTTTCCCGTCGAACGCAAATTGCGCATCTCAATTGGCAGATAGATCTCAATATTTACGAAATGTACATAGTAACAATTTACGCGCTACTATATTTCCTGGACCCTATCCCAATTATACATCCACTCAATTAAATATGCGACGAAAATCCGAAATTTTGCAATATACCAAAAACGCCATGGTTTTTTCAAAAAAACAAAATTGGAATCGATTAATTGCTAACAAATTAATTAACAGCCGTGTATGTTTAAAACGTGCAAAACATCCAACACCATCTACCAAATCCGATGTTCCGCCACCCAGAGTCGATTTATTCTACAACCCTACGGTTCCTTTATATAACTATAAACCAAATCCTAGTTCATATAATACATTTCCATACCCCAATATACAAAATACTTCATTACAATTTAGTTCAAATACTAACGTCTTGATTGAACCTAATAATTCTATATTATGCATTACCTATATCAATCCTTCCAAACAAATAACCACCTATAATATCGTCAGTCCGATATCAATATCAATATCGGGAACGTACTATAATTTTTTAACTGACACAACTTACACCACTTCCACCATACAAACCCTTACTCTTCGTATTACCAATACGGGAACAGGTAAATTACAATATACATATCCTATACCTGTAACCACGGTACAACCAATGAAAGTCACCTTATCGAATAACGGTGAATTTAATGCAACGATATATATTGGTCCGATATCTTTATCCAATATTAATATTACACGGTGTCCGCAATATAATTATACATTTTCACTTGAAGCCGTCATAGATACTGTTCAATATGATACACTCGGTAATATTGCGGTATCTCCTTTTTCCATTTCGAATATTTGTTATGCCAATATCGAAAATAATTCCATATTTTACAAAACAGAAAATAATTGTAATATCGATACCATTCCATCCCAATATATTTATCCATCATTCGAAGAAGACTAACCGGATGTGTAATATTCTAAACGCGCTATTTCTCTTTCTTTTTCAATCAGTTCAATTATTTTATCATCTAATACGTCATCTACATAAGAACCACCTCGTACATTATCTACTCCAAACATATGCATAAATTGCTTCACGTATTTATCCACGTCATAAAAATCAACTATCTCCATCGCAAACACAATATTATGTGGTTTATGAATTTTCATATAGGGAAACCTTTCGGATGATTTTGTTAATATTATGGAGTCATCTTCTTTAAAGTCGGTGTATAAAAACATTTTATCATGCTCAAGAGATACAAAATACATATACAATTTGTTATATGCAGGATCAACCACCTTATCCGGTTCATTTTGTATATCTATACCGAATTCGTTCATAAATGACATTACCGGATGAACATCGGTCGATTGATTTGACACCGTTGTACTCGGTACCCCCATTTCTTTGAAAAAATTATCCTCCCATGAATAGTGAAAATCTGCATCGGAATACACATTATTGTCATCGCCTAATATATTCGAGTTATCGGTCATCTTATATACTATTCATCGCTCAAAATGTATATATTATTTTACAAACAATATATAAAAAATATATTTTTTTCCGTCAAATGTCTATTTGTTATGTAAGTATTCACCGGTATTAGGCCCAGTATAATTCACATTTGGTATTCCTTGGATGTTTCTGTATTTAATTGAACCATAATACGGGTTCGGTAATTGAGGAACTACAGGTATATGCGAATAACCTTTTTGTCCTGTCCCCATGGGCGGACTCATTGATGCAGGGGGAGGAATTGGTGGCGCGATACCCCAATTTTTAGTGTAAGTCGTAACAGGTATCTCTTTCTTTGCAACTGCAGTTGTCGCTACAATATCCGCCGCGTTAGCTTTATGTAATTGCAAGCACTCTTTTTGACTAGCATACGTTTGTCCCGATTCACATATTTCACTACCTTCCAATGACATACAACTACGTTTTCCTCCATATTGACCGACCAAGCACCAAGATGGACTTGCTTCCATGGAAGGGGTATCTGGTTTCAATTCTTTCTCAATGGTTTCATCTAAATCATTGTTCAAAGATTTATCTGGACTCGCCATATCCACTGGTATTGCAGTCTCGCCATATGTCATTAATGTTGCCACATTCACGCCAGATTCAACTATATCCGCACTACTCGGGGTAGTTATCGGAACCGGATCTACCATATCAAGAGGAGTTACATCAAATACCTTTTTATATAAATCGGTCTGTTCGGGCAGCGGACCATCTACATTGTCTTCATTTTGCAATAAATTTCCGACGGAATGTGCGGTTCCTTCGGCAATATTAATACCAGTTCGTGCGACATCACTCGCTACATCCGCACTTATATTCACAGATGCGCCTATATAATAAAATATTATTCCCAAAATTCCATCAAATATAGGTCGGATTAAATTCACAATCATCTGCAACAACTGTCCTACAAATACGAGTAGGTTTATTCCTAAAACAGATAATACCAATAATGATACTAATATAGCAATTATTATATTATGCGAGGTCAACTTTGTCCATTTATTTGATGGTATAGGTTGTATATTATCACTAGGAATTGCATTTTTGTTCATATTGTAATGTGTATACAATGTTTACATATAAAAAGTTATATTCGTTTGAAAATTGTTTGTTATTTATCTTTCTACTATATCAAAAATGTCTAATTTTATGGATACGTTCTTCTTCCTTAGTTTAGGAATTACCTTTGCACTAATTTTATTGTTAGTATATCATTTTAAACAGCGCTTATCAAATACCGAGCAAAAATGTGATACTATGTTTGAAATTATTAATGGTATGGCATCCGAGTTAAATTCTATCAAAGGATTCCTTACATCGCGCCCTACATCCAATATACAAGATACAGGAATTCCATTGAGTTCATTATTTAGTCAAATGTCGAGAGGACAATCAACACATCAGACAAATGGCGGCGAAAATAACATGATTTCTATTGTTGAAGGGTCAGACGATGAAGACGATGAAGATGGTTCTGACGATTCTGACGATTCTGACGATTCTAACGATTCTGACAATGAAGACGTGGATTTCCCCATTGAATCCATTGACGAAGATGAGGGTCAATCTAAAATTGTCGTCTCCGATACAGACGATATACCAATACATGAGCAAACTCTATCTGCAGTGGAAACAGATGTTTCTACAAGCAACTTTCAAAAAATGACCCTGGCAAATTTGAAATCATATGCCATTGAAAATGGTTTAGTTGAGTCTAGTTCCAAGATGAGAAAAAGCGATTTGATTGACTTGATACAAACTGCCAAATGAGACAGTAATTATAAAATATAGATTGACTGTATACGAATATATGTATATTACCCTAATCAAATTACTAAGTACCTACGTATTTCTCCTGGTAATCTTTGCTATGACAGACAATAGCACAAATCGTTTTGTTTTTACTACACTAACGTATGCATATATATCGCATATGTTCAATACAACCACAACCCTTCACATATTATATATTATCACTGCTATCTTATGTACCGCGACAGAATACATCTATATTACAAACTTTAACAATACATGGGCCTACAAAAACGCAACCGTGTTGCATACGATACCAAGTTGGTTAATTCCATTATGGGCAGTGACGATTGTAGTCATGTATAACATAATACATCGGTTTAGTAATCGAATCAACTAAATCGCCAACATTATAATCTTCAAATATGATATAATGTTTTCTTATCCTCAACCCGATTCAACTACATGTGCTTATCCAACTACCACCGAATCCATCCCCAAATCACGCTTAGGCTATTCAACAAATAACGTATATGCAGGATTTCCTCCCATGATGTCCGACGGACGTTCGATTGTGGCGTCTTACCAACCCGAAGCTGTTTTAAATAATACACTTATCAAACAATCTGGTGTTCAAAGTAATTGGGAATATCGCAATTTTTTGACGCGCAACTCTGAACAAATCAAAAGAGACAATCTTCACGAAGCATGTAACGATATGGGATATTTCCAGCGATTTACGCCGTCCGAGCGTGGAGATTCTAGTTCCTTTTCCAACGAACCTAAAAAATATGCATCCTACCAAGAATCCGCGCAACCAATACAAGATAGCACAAGTGATCTCAAACAATTATACCTATCTAGAGAAGAACTCGCATCTAGAAGGCTATCTGAACCCATCACACAAGAAGAATTATACAAAAAAACTATGGTCTAAGCATAGATATTGAATTGGTAAAATAGTACATAAAACATTTCGTTTTGTGTTATGTACATACATGAAAATAATTAGTTATGATGTAGGAATACGAAACATGGCCTATTGTATTTTTATCGCAAAGGATGATAAACTGATTATCCAAGATTGGAACATCATCAATTTGATGGAAACCGAAGATGCACCTATTCATACATGCTGTTTTAATATACCTAATTCGAAAAAAAATAAAACAATAGGATCTGACTCTAAAATATGTGGGAAAAAGGCGGGATTTGAAAAGGATGGGCAATATTTTTGTACAATCCATGCAAAAAAAATGGTAAAAGAAAGGGGATGGATGTTACCAAACTCTATCAAGGTTAGCGATCTCAAAAAAATGGGGTTAGATGAATTGCATCAACTTGGAATACAACATGGCATTTTCCAAGATATAAATAAACCAAAAACCAAAAAATTGAGCATATCATTATTAACCGATCATTTTAAAGAACGATTACTTTGCACCGTATCCAATAAAAAGAAGAATGCCGGAGAAGTTCAATTAATCAATCTTGGAATTTCGATGAAACATTGTTTAGACAAAATGGAGGACGTTAATGATATTTCCCATGTTATCATTGAAAATCAAATTTCCCCCATCGCGACTCGTATGAAGACTATTCAAGGAATGTTAGCGCAATATTACATCATGAAATATGATACATCCAAAATACATATTGACTTTATATCCTCCTCTAATAAACTGAAACATTTAGTAAGAACTCCTAGTCAGAACAAGCCTTGCTCCAACCTTCCCAAAAATACATATAAACAGCATAAACAAGATAGTATATATTTTTGCAAACAATTTGTAGAAACAAATTCCGAAATTAGTCGATGGCTACATGTATTAGATACGTCCAAGAAGGACGATTTAGCAGATTGTTTTTTACAAGGACTTTACTATTTACAAAATCAAAAAGTAATTACTTATGCGGACAACTTAAAAATAAATAGTATTACACTATCATAATGGAAGTAATAGATATTGGTATTACCGATTTAGATACTGCCCCTGTATCGCTTCGGAATAACGAAGATATTTCTGCACATGACGTTCCTAGCTCATCACCTCATGTAAATTTTGGACCAGGTATCGAACTATTAATGAATGACAGAAACGTGGCATCTTCTCGTTCGACCAACGTAGGAATGGATGATTTAGATAAATTAGAACAGGAATTAAATGAAGCATCTGGTACAGAAACACAAGACAAGGAGATTAAATCCGGGGGCGATGGAATGTTTTCAAAACTATTTGATTTTGGGGAAAAAACACCTATACAAACAATTCATTTAGATAACGACCATACTAATAACGATTCTAAATTAGGATCGGCCACCGTCGAAGGTATCGGTAGTACAAAAACATGGGACGGATTTAATAAAGTAAATGATGTTCCCAATAAACCACCGGGACCTCAATTAAATGATCGCGAAAAACGCCGCAAAAAACGTGCCATGTTGAAGAAAATGGACGAATGGTACGATAAAGGACATATTAAACATAATAGTAACTTTACCATGGAATCCGATTTTGATGAAATAGAGGATGAATACGAAACCGTCTTGGAAGAAAAACGTAAAAAGGATAGTATCAAGTTACAGGGATGGTGGTTTACTACATTAGTAAATTCTCTTGAATATGCAAATGCCGCATTCGACCCTTTTGGATTAAATTTAGATGGATGGGGCGAGCAAATTAATGAAGATGTGGAAAGTTACGAAGAGATTTTTAGCGAATTACATGATAAATATAAAGGTGGCAAATTGGCGCCCGAAATTTCACTATTATTGCGCCTTGGCTTTAGTGGAGCTGTATTAAATATCACGAATAAAGCATTATCTACCGCGACCCCCGGGTTTAGTGATATCATGAAACAAAGTCCGGAATTAATGAAAATGTTTTCCAATGCAACTGTGCAAAGCATGAGTAACAATTCACCGGGAATGGAATTCGTTGGTGAAATGTTAAATCCTGACAATAAACCCAATACATCGTTCGGACCACCACCCGCACCAGTAAAAACGCAACAACAAGCTCCTCCTACCAGACCGGGTATGCAATTCACAGAAGCGCAAAGTAATAACCGTCCCGATATTTCCATGGGCAGAGGCACCATGTTTCACGAAAATGGGGTAAATATTCATCAACAGCAAGAAAATATTCAAACCCAAGATAAAACTAGACACCAGCCCCCTCCCGTAGATCCTCCTGCAAATTCTATGCAGGGACCTCGAGTCGAAATGCGCGGACCTAAAAATGTTGATCTAGATAATATGTTGGCCGGGTTAAAGCCACGTGAAGTCAATATTCATTCCCAGTCACAAGAAAACGATTCCATGGTTAGTATTTCATCTTTAAGGGATGCTCAAAATACGAATTTACCAAAACAAACCAACCGGCGAAAGCAGAAATCCGATAAAAATACAGTTTCATTGGATATTTAGACCCTTGTAACCAAGTTTTATTTCTATACACACGTGTTTTGGTGTGTATAGAACAAATATCATTCTAATTTTTCTGGCGTTTCGTTTTTGATAACGTATTCTCTCTCACACGTTTATTATCGAAAATATTCATTGCATTTATCGTTTGAAACATCAGATTATCTTGGATTGTACGTGTAGTATTGTAATAGCTATCTTTATCTTTCAAAAAATCTTCTTCGTGGTCTTCATCATAATCCTCCTCCCTCGGCTTTGCTTTGAAATCGCGCTCTAAAATAGGAAGACATTCCGATTTACATGGGAGTAAGGCACAATTGATTGCGTGACCTAATCGAGTTCCCGACTTTGCGAACCCATCGCGATATTTTACAAATTCCGCTTCTCCGTAAAAACGGGATTCATCATCCTTCTTTTTCTCTTTCACATAAAATACTCCATTTTTCACGTCCGTTGTTTGCACGAAATTCTGTGTCTGAGGATTCTCATCCAAACACTCGTAGAATATATCTCGGACATTATCCGGCAAGCTAATGCGCTTGTAGGCTATATCGCGATAATTTCCCCTGAAAAAATTAACAATTCGTTCAATAAACCGGTCTGTGAAATCATGGATCGATTCAGCGTCCTTACATGTATTCGTTAAATAGAAATTCAATGTATTGTTCGTATTATTCGTGGTATTTCCGATTTGCGGTAATACCTCAATCACCTTGCTTACCAAATGGGCCGTCGTTTCTTGGGATTCTCCAATCACCTTATTCACCAAATTCTCTGTCGTTTCTTGGTTTTGTCGAGTAGTTTCCTGGTTCTGTCGAGTAGTTTCCTGGATCGTTTCTTTGAGGATTTCCTTTGTATTCTCTTGATTCTGTCGAGTAGTTTCTTGGATCGTTTCTTTGAGGATTTCCTTTGTATTCTCTTGATTCTGTCTCGTTGTCTCTTGATTCTGTCGTTGCATTTCCTGCGTTGTTTCTTGGTTATGTTTCATCATCATTATCATCATCTCCTTCATTTCCGTTGTCGAATTTACCAATTTATCGATGATTTCATCGCGTTTATCTACTTCCAGGTGAGATGCCACTTCCGGCTGAGATGCCACTTCCGGCTGAGATGCCACTTCCGGCTGAGATGCCACTTCCGGTTGAAATGCCACTTCCGATTGAAATGCCACTTCCGGTTGAAATGCCACTTCTTGC